AGCGCTGCTGAGGAAAAGAAACGCTTAATGGATGTCGAGCAGCGCCTCAAGGATTTGACTGAAGCCCTTGCCGATACCAAACGGCCAGCATAATCTGTACCCATTAAGAACGGATCAGTCAGACAGGGACGCCGATGATCCACTCGCCAAAGCCCGGGCATAGGGCTGGTGAGGCTGCCAACCGGCGCTACCTCAAACTGACATAGGGACGTGATCCACATGCTCGAAGCACAGCCTAATGCTTTTGTTCTGTTCTGCGTTTGGTGGAAGGGGGCAATTGACATGGACGGAGGCAACGACAAGATAAAAAATCCTCGATTAAGGGCCAGAACTAAGCGCTCAGATTGAAGGATTTCTGTTCCTGAGTTTTTAAAAGAACCGTTGTGGGTGGGGATGATTTATGGCTGGGCTTGAAGAGTTTTTAGCTGGATTGGAAGGTCGACTTAATATTCACACTGTCCAGCAAATTCTGCGAGTCAATAATTTATTGTCAGCAAGGAGTTGGTCTGAGCTTCATATGATAATTAAGGGGGCGGTAGCGAAAAGCCCACTTATATTGGAGAAGCTTAAAGAAGCATTGCAAATGCAGCAAATATGCGATTTGAAAGCAGTGTCGTACTTTGTTGTTGGGCCGGAACACGCAGATGATATTCATCGGAATATTCGCGATCTTAAACCGCAATCTTCTCCAATGGAAAAGGCTTTTCCGTTATCTGTCGGAGAGGATGAACTCGCCAAGGATAATGGAGAGCTAAAAATAATTAAAGTGTTTAGCGATGATACGGGGACAGGTTTAATACTGTCCCGGAAGCGTCGGTTTACTCTTAGTAATGATATTCTGCGCGATAATTTTTCTCAAGAGTTGCGAGATCAGTTTCCTGAGGCTGAAAAGCTGATTGAGGTTAAGGCCTATGATAGGCAAACCTTCGATATTATTTATTTTAATCGAGTTAAGTCGATCATTGAGTTGCGCGCCGATATGACGCGTGATACAGGTATGCCCCAAACCGCTGGTCAGTTGAAAAAATCAATCGACGATTTGAAATTCTTTTCTCGTAGGCTATTGGCGACGTATGCGAAGAATTTCACTTTAGGAACACCTTTTAATTTACTTCCTCTCGCCAAGGGTGTCTATGCGGACATGTCTGGAGCGATCAAGCGCATTGGATTTGCGACGGAGACCGAATCCGTAAAGCGTGAGACAATGAAAGCAGGAGTTGATCTTAGGAGCGAACTGTTCCATAAAACTGGCGCTAAGGCTATTGATCATAAGATGTCTATCTTTGAGGTGGCTATGCAATGGCATCGGATGGATATAGACAAAGTCGATAGCAAACCGGAACTTCATATTCCTGGAAGTTATAGAGATTATGTACAGATAGGTGCTAGAACCGACTACGCTTTCGTGAAAGGTATGCGTACCTACGACGATTCTAACTTTGTGCTTGATAAGATAATTTCCTATATACCATGATTTCTAAAACTCTACTATTTCAAAAAATCGAATCTGAGGTGTCGCACCTTCGGATCGATTATTGCTGTAAAGAAATAGTAGAGTTAATCCTCTCCTCATCAGAACGTAAGCCGGTTTTCAGTTATTCGGATTTTATGAGTGTTGTAGATGGAGAATGTTCAATAGAGCAAGTACAGCTTTGTTTGAATTTTCTTAAGTCTGCCTCCGTTAAGCTTATTGAGCAGCAGTATAGGTACGTCGATGAAGATGTGATCTATGATGTGTCTGTGGAAGACTTGCAAGCTGCATTTATGAACGGATCATTGAGTATTGAGGATAGGGGGTATCCAGACCGAGATTATCAGTCGAAGGTATATATCGTCTTCGTAGCAGATAAGGCGGTGATTGAGGAATGAATCCGTCTATTGCTGATATCATGAACCTTCCAGACAATAATCCAGTCAAGGTGGCCCTGTTGAATGCGGGTATTGGTAATCTATATGATGATTACTGTGCTCGTGTTGAGACAGCTATTTTAGAAGGGATTTTTCACTTCGAGAATAATAAGCCTCAGTTCGGATCGCTTGGTGAAGACGCTCTTACAGCCATTCTTGTGTTCGGCCTGTCAATGAAAGGGTTTACCGCAGATCACGATAATTATAGGAATGGGCATTGTGATCTTGTGGTGAAAGAGGGGCTCTATGAATGGCATGGAGAAGCTAAATTAGATACCGGTCCTGGATATGTAATGGAGGGGTTTCGCCAGTTATGCGACAGATATTCCCCTGGTGGACCAACTAGCAATCGTGGCGGCTTGATTATCTACACGAAGAAGCGTGATAAGTTAAAGATTTTGAAAGTTTGGGCTGCTCGTATTGTTAAGGATTACGAGGTTGCCGTCACCATCTTGGATGTTTGTAAGAGAACTTTGACTGCAAGCACAACTCACAAACATGCAGCAAGCGGGCTGGACTACAAAATTAAGCATCTTCCGATAAGTTTTTATCATAAGCCCACGGATAAGAGTGCAAGGAATAGAAAGAAGTGAAAAGTCAGCTTGGTTAATAATACGGCTTCAGTCACGCTTGAGTTTCTTCCATTCTCGATCCACCGCGCGTTTAGCGGTTCTCTCACTTGCATACAACCATCTCAGCCGCCTGGGTTTGCTCTGATCCCCGGCCGTAATGGTTTTTTCCTTCCCAGTTTTCTTGTCGCGGTAGTAAGCGATGATCCCGGTGTAATCCCCCGTATTTTCTTCCGCCAGATCTTCGACAGTGTCTTCGGGTAGTTTGCTCTCCAACTCCAGGTTCACGGTGTAGCCACTGTCAGCACTGAGGGTGTGCTGCACATTCCCACCGTACCAGATGATTTCGTCGATTTCCTGTTTCACGCCCTGGAGCGTGTAGGTCAATTCCGGGATCAGATCCGGCCGGCCCATGGCCAGGGTATAGCTGAGGGTCGCGCTGCCGCGTTGCAGACGATTGAACTCGGCACGGGCAGCACGCAGGGCGGACTGGCGGTCGCTGTAGGTGTGACGCAAGTCCTTGAGATTTTCCCCTCCACCGGCAATGGCTTCCTGTTTCTTGGCGCTGTTCACGTCGTAGAAGTACGCCCGCACGCCGTCGTAGCTGTCGCGGTCGGCTTGCAAATAGCGGTGCTGGTCACCGTCAGCGCGGGTGAGGGTGATGTGCGGCAGGTCCATTCCGCTGGCGGTTTTACCGCCGCCGGCGGGAATACACAGCAGGCAGCCAGCCTTGACGGTGATCACTGCATCGAACTCTTCCCCCACACGACTGATCAGATTGGCGTCGGATTCGTTGGCCTGATCGAGTTGCAGGATGGGCAACCCATCCAGGGCGCCGGCAATGGTCGCGGTCAGGCCGTTGCCTTGGGCGATGTCCCCCAGGACATCTCCTAACGTGGTGTTGCTCCAGTTGCGCTCGCGTTTGGTTTTTAAGCCTTTGCGCAGATCTGCAGACCGAGCGCGAATACTCAGCACATCCGGTGCGCCGCTGTGTTCAGTTTCGTCGACCGTGTAGGTGCCCTTATCGACCAGACCAGTATCGCTCCAGCCAAGCCAAAGGTGGATCACCGCGCCCTTAGGTGGGATGGCCAGCAGCCCGTCATGATCGCTGAGGGTGAGGCTGAGTTGGTCCGCCTCGATCCCCCGGTTGTCGGTCAGGTCCAGGCTCATTAGCCGCGGACTGATCAGTTTGGCTATGTCGTTGCCGTCGACGGTAATTCGAAACGCTGGCACCGGGTACCCGGCCTCGCGACGGTAACGTTCCACGGCGTCATCCAGAAAGCCTGTGACCCTGGAGAGGGCGGCATCGATCACAGCAACGATCTCATGATGCTGACACCTGCGTTGGTACCGGCACCGAGCAGGTCTATCCGATCATCGTCGATGCGTTTGAGGCTGATGGAAAATTCGATACGGCGTGGTGTGCCGTCGCGGAAGAAGATGGTTTTGGTCTCGCTCAGGCTCTCAATGACCCACAAGCCGTAAATCCGACCGCTGCCTTCAACCACGGGCCATGCCTTGCCGGTATTGGCCATCAGGCGCACGGCGTCAAGGCTGAGAGCACTACCAGCCAACTCGGGGAGGATGACGCCGGGGAGGGTAATCGAGTCATCACCGCGCCCGACAAACTGCCGTGCTGGTGCTGCGCCGAAGCGATTATTGCTGACGTGGCGCCATTCGGTTTGACGTTGCAGCTCCTGGTAGGCGGCAGTGGAGAGGCTGAACACGAACATGCCCAAGGCAAGCATCACGGTATTTACTCCAGGTCAGAGAGTTTGCTGCGCTTGCGAGCGCCTTTTTCGTTTTCGATGCGGGCGAGCTCTGCGCGCACGGCACGGGCGATTGCTTGCGGGTCCATTCCAGGCGTTGCCGGGATGTGGATTTCGTAGGTGTCGTGGCTGTCATAAACAGAGCTGCCAGCGTTGCTGATGGGGGCACGGGTATCGACCGTTAACCCAGGCATTGAGGCTGTGCCCAGCGTCATGGCGCCGGCAGTGGTGAGTTGTTTGCTCATATCAGCCATTGCACCCAACGGGCCGTTCTGACCACCTTCCAAGCCTTGGGTGAGGCCGGCCATGGTGAAGCCACCCAATTCCGCAAACACGCGCGACGGGCTGTGGATGCCAAGCTTTTCCTTGAACCAGCCGATGGTCGAATCGCCGATCGAGGTGATGGCGCCTTTGATTTGGCCCATACCGGCAAACAGGCCGTTGACCAGACCGTTCACGATCATGTTGCCGAATTCGGTAAAGCGGTTTGGCAAATCCACCCCTAGGTAACTCAGCACGCCGGCGAACGCCTGGTAGATCAGGCCGACCGGGCTGAAGTTGGCCAAGGTGTTGAGGATGTTGCCGATGCCACCGCTGAAGCCGGCCTTGATCTCGGTCCAGGCATTGGTGAAATAGAGCTTCACCGCGTCCCAATTCTTGTAGACCAGGTAAGCCGCACCGGCGAGCGTTGCGACAACCGCAGCGATGGCGAGCACCACCGGGTTCGTGGCGAGTCCCCAAAGCGCGATGCTCACAGTGCGCAAGGCGGTCAGCAGAACGCCGCCCAAGGTACTGGCCACCGTCCGAATCCCCTGCGCAAGCATGGGGAAAGCGTTGCGCGCCAGGCCGGTCAGGGTGGGGGCCAGCTTCTGCATGATCCTCAGCGTGCCGCCACTCTGTATACCGAACATGGCCATGCCGTAGCGAACCACAGCGAAGGGACCGAGCAGGCTCGCCAAGGTCAGTGCCAGACCACCGAACACAATCGACAGACCGGCCACCAACGCCACGACTTTGACCAAGCCGCCGGCCAATTGCGGATTCTCCCGAGCCCAGGCGCCGACCTTGTTGGCGATTTCGCCCAGGGTGTTGATCAGCTCTTTCAGATCTGGCGCAACGGCGGCGCCGAATTCGGCCATGGCATTGGTGAAGCTACCTTCGGCGGCTTCCATGACATTGGTGAGGGTGCCGAGCTGTTCGTTGACGCGCTTGCGCAGGTCGGCCTGGTTCTGAAGCTTCTGCTGAATCTCCCTGTATCCTGCCAGCCCCTTGTTCATCATGGTGTTCAGGGTGGTAATCGTTTCAGAGTCATCGCCGAACAGCGATTTCATGGTCGCGGTCCGGTCTTCATCGTTCAGCGTATTAAGCTTTTCGACCTGGGCAAACAGGTTTTCCAGGCCGGCGAAGTTGCCCTTGTCGTCGGTGAACTTGAAGCGGATTTTTTTGCCTTCGATCTCCAGGATTTTGTTGACGTCCTTTACACCATCCTTATCCAACCCAGCCTGGAAGATTTTCCGGAAGGCGTTGCCGGCGGCGCCGCCTTCCATACTTGTTTGATCCATCATGACCAGCAGCGGTGCCAGCTCGTTGGCCGCATCGATGCCCGATTTTTTTATGGTGTCCAATACCGGCGAAATTTTGCTGAAGCCCTGGAGCATGTTGGTCGGGTCAACGCCCGAGTAAAAGCCGCGCTGGATGGTATCCATCAACGCCATCATGTCCTTCTCGGAAGTGCGGGTGGCATCTTGCATTTTGGCCGCGAATTCGGCGGCTTCGGCCACTGGCATTTGCAGTTGAACGCCCAGGTACGCCGCTGCTTCACCGGTACCGCCGAGAATGCTCTGCGCGCTGAGACCTTGGCGCCGGAGCATCGTCATCATTTCCTGAAAGTCGGCCGTGGTACCGGGCAATCGGTCGCCCAGTTTGGTGGCGAGGTCAGTGATTTTCTGAAAGTCCTCAGCGACCTTTCCCGTGCCGTCCATCATCGACACTTTCAGTTGTGTAGCTGAGTCTTCGTTCGGAGCAAATGCACCAATGGCTTTGGCAATCGGACGGCTTGCCGCATAACCCGAACCCAGCCCTGCGGCGCCGTTCATGGCCATATTGCCGGCCAGGCTCTGGGTCTTCTCCATCTTGCTGCGTTCGATCGCCAGGCGTTTTTGTTGCGCGTTCAAGGCGACCAGACGCTTGCCCTGTTCGCTGATGCTGGCGTTGGTGGCGCCGATCTGTTCGCGCAGTTGGCGCTCGTGGCTACTGAGGTCCTTGGTGCTGATGCCGGCGCCGTACAGCTTAGTGCGCAGCGTCTGGAGCTGTTCACTCTGCTGCTGGTGCTGTTCTTTGAGCTTCTGTGCTTCACGCACGGCGGTGCGGAAATCTTTGGCCATGGCCTTGGTCGGCACACCGGTGGCAGCGAATTGCTGGCTGAGTGCCCGAACCTTGTCGCGGGCGGCGCCGAGAGCTTGCTCGGTTTGTTCGGCCGCAGCGCGCTGGGTACGCCAGGCGCTGACATCCTTCTGCTGTGCGTTGAGCTCCTTGAGGCGGTCACGAGCATCCTTGAGGGCGCGTGCGGCGCCGATGCTGCCGTTGTTGATGGCCTTCAGTGGACCGCTCGCCCGGTCGATGGCGTTGAGCAATACCTGAAGTTTTAGATCATTCGCCATCGGTGGAGCTCCGCACCCTGGCGCGCTCGCGCCAGTCCATCAGTTCTTGTAGGCCCAACTGATCCATGTCCGCTGGCGCCCAGTGAAAAACCACAGCCAGGTCGGCCATGGCGTCCTCTACGCAACGAGGGATGCGTCCGTCTTCACCGACCTCTGCAACAAAAAACCGGAAATCTTGCTGCCACAGGCGAGCAGGTCGGCCGGGTCCATTCCGGCTGCTTCCGGGGCGGTAATGCCTGGGCTGGTGATACGTGGCAGGATCTTGATCAGGGTGGCCACGTCCATGTTCAACAGTTCAACCAGTTGGACGCCGCGCAGCTCGCCTGACGCTGGTTTGCGTAGGGTGAGGGTGTCGATGATGGTTTTGCCGCGTTTGATCGGCGTATCGAGGGTGACGGTGTTGTCGTCGACAGGTGGTAATGCTTCTACGGTGTCTTCAGGGTTCATGGAAGGCTCCAGATTTCAGGGTGGGCCGTCCTCGATCGAGCACGGCATGGTGGATCAAAGGCCGATGGCGGCGCGCTGTTTTTCCAGCATGTCGACGCCGTTGACCTTCTCGATGAAATTGAGCAAATCGATCTCGATGATTTCTTCGTTATCGACGATCAATTTGTAGTAGGTGCAGGTGGTAGTGATGCTGTGTTCGGTGTCTTCACCGGGCTGGGCATCGCCCATTTCGATGGTTTCGTGGCGGCCGCGTACGACAATCTCCACGGCGCTGATTTCACCGGTGTCGTCCTGCTGAAACGAACCGGCGAATCGCAGCTGCACACCCGAAGCGTTCACGGTGCCGAACTGACGAAGCGCGATCAGGTCCAGGCCGCCGGTCTTCCATTCGAATTGAATGCCGTCATCGGAGAAACCCAGATCCGCCTTGACCGGGCCGTTCATGCCGCCGCCGCGATAGGCTTCCATCTTGCGACCGAGCGGGGGCGGGGTGACGCTTTTGGCAACGCCCTGGTAGCTGTTGCCGTCGTTGAACAGGTTCATGTTTTTGAGTTTGCGAGGCATGGCCATGGCGGTGTTCTCCGGTGTACTGACTCGGGTTGACTCCCCTCACGGGGAGCCCCGATTTAGCTGTTAACTTTGTTGGCGAACTGGATCAGATAGCGGTCGGTAATGCGCTGCCGAAGGGTCAGATCTTCCAATGGCGGCACCGGTGTGTAGTCGTAATCGAGAACAAGCTTCCCAGCCTTCAGGCTGTCCTTGTCGTTGATGTCATCCGGGTACCAGCAGCTCCCGCCAATCAGGTAGCCCGCAGTGACCAGTTCTCGGAACTTGGCATTGATGCTCTCGATCACGTCGCGCACCAGGGAGGCATGCATGGGCCTGTCCACAGCCCACATCTGCGCCTCGGCCATGGTGTCGGCGAGGATCTGCGCGGTACGGGTGTAGTTCTCGAAAGCGAACAACGGATCGTCGCTGCACGTCCGACTGCCCCAGAAGCGAAAGCCGCCCTCGTTGATCAGGGTGGTGACCTCGTTGCTGTTGAGGTAGTTGGCATCGGTGGCGGGGTTTTGCAGGTCCCAGAACACGTCGGCGCTGATGCCGGTCACACCGTTGACCGCAACGTTGGACAACGTTTTGTGCCAGCCCACTTCCTGGTCAATCTTGGCGCGCAGGCCCAAGGCGCGAGCCACGGAGCAAGCCTTCGTGGTTGCATTGGTGGTGGTGTTCCAGTTCTGGAAGTCCGGCCAGATGACCATGACTTCTCGGGCGCCGAAGTTTTCGCGGTAGGCGACGGCTTCTTCTTTGGTCTTGCAGTTCCAGGCGCTGACATAGTTGAAGGCGCGCAACTGCTGACCGATAGCGACCAGGGCGCTGGCCACCGGTTGGCTGTCCAAACCAGGCACCCCGAGAATGCGTGGCACCAGGCCGACCTTGGCCTTGGCGGCAAGCAGAGCTTTCATGCCGGTGTATTTGCCGTCTGCGGTGGTGGTACCGATCAGGGCGCTGGTGGTTGCTGCTTCGGTTGCCCCTTCCTTGACACGCACCACGATCACGTAGGGTTTGGTCTGGTCGGCGATGGCTTGGAGAGAGGCTGCCAGGGTGCCCTTGGTACCGGCCTTGGCAATAGCGGATTGCACATTGGTCAGCAGAACCGGTGTGTCCAGTGGGAAGGCGGTGGCATCAGCGTCTTCGGCCGTGCAAACCATGCCGATAACAGCGGTGGGGATGGTGCGAATGGGGCGGGTGCCGTCGTTGAGTTCGATGACCCGCACGCCGTGGAGATAATCGGCCATGGGTTTGCCTGCGCAGTGAATGGGATGACAGTGCGCAGGCTGCCGCGTGCGCGCCTGATCGGCGAGCACTGGAGATTGTGAGAGCGGGGATTACAGGGAGAAGTGCTGATATTGTCTCCTGGACCGCTTTTACGGCCCAGGGTTTGGAGCAAGGGCAGGGGTTAAATCGCGTCCAGCTCGGCGGTAACCAATTCGCCAGCGGCGACCACCGCTTCGACGGTGGTCAGCTCTGCCAAAGACGCCTTGCCGCCGATGCGGGCTGCCTCGATGCGAGCCGCCACCGCCAGCCAGGCATCACGGGCTTCAATCACCCGATTTGCCTGCGCTTGTGGGGTGATCTGCAATGCCTCGGCTTCTGCCTTGAGCAACACATAGTCGCTGGCATCCGCTGGCGAGCCGGCCGTGATGTAGCGCTCGGCTTCGTTCGCCTTGAGCAAATACATTGCATCCTGACCATCGATGCGCGTGGCATTGCGTGCGCGAGCCTGTGCCACAGCCGCATCAATCCCTTTCTGAACCTGCTCAGCCGCAGCCCCCGCCAGCACCAACACCGGGACGCCTACCGTCAACGCATCCTCGACGGTAAACGCCGAATAAAACTGCCCTTCATATGTGAAATTAAGCCGCATTTTCAGTCACCGATCTAAACAAGGTTTACGTTAGTAACGACACTTCTGGTCGCGCCATTGGAGTCAAAAACAACCCCAGTCAAATAGTCGCCCGACCATTTCGCGCCAGCCGGCAAGGTATTGGATTGCGCCGCAAAAATAATCGGACTACCGGCCGTTTCGATTAATGGCGTGTTCTTAACCACCGGACCCACGCGGCTGATCTTGTTCAAGTACAGCGAGACAATGCCGGTTTGCCCGTTAATCGTGTGACGAGTCAGCGCGGTATCGCCCAGCTCGATCTCACACCCGGTCACATGAACCATGCCCATCGGGCGGTCATAGCGACGGAAGAAACCCGTGTAGACGTTGTTGGTCGTTGACTCGGGCTTCGAATAATTGGCCGTGCGAATGCGGATGCTCCCCAAAACAACGGTGGAACTGTCCAGCATAAAACCGGTGGTCGAGTTGTCCTGATTCCCCGCGCCGTCAGCCCCGTTTGCCTGCACGCAAATGTTGCGCAGGGTGGGCATCACCGTCTCACCCTCGGCGACAGTAATTGTCAGGTTCTTGGATGCGACGAAAATCAAACTCTCGATCACATGTTCATGACCAGACAACCGGACGTAACCACCACCGCCGTAAGGAATGGTGTTCACGGCCTTTGCAACCGTTTTAAAAGGTTTGAGTTTGTCGCCCGTGCCTGCGGCATCATCGCCAGTAATAGCGTTCACGTAGTAAGTCTTGTTCATCGCCGGGACCGCACTTATCGCAGCGGCCACGGCGTCTTTAATGCTTTTCTCTTTGTCCTGAAACATTGCAACAAGGCGAGTAGCCTCAGCCAGCAGTGCCGACATGCCCATAATGATTCCCCTGCTTTATTTCTGTTTAAGTTGCAAAACTTCGTTTTTAAGCACCTGGATCGACTCACCCATTTCCGCGATCGAGTCTTTTTGCGTCATGTAGCCGCGCATCAAATTCACCAAGCTGGTGGTGCAGTCGCCCGCCAGGGCATCGACCGCTGCTGCCGCCCAGCCCCCTTCGTGGTACATCGGATAAACGGGGTAGCGCAGGTACAACCCGCCGGCACCCTCGATTTTCGGTAGCACCGCATAGATGCCCGAGGCACGTACAAGCCGAGGCGTTCCGGCGCTATCCAATACCCAACGTGGGCTCGCCCCTGTATCCGCCGGATCGGGATCTAGCACCGTGTCAGAGAACATCTCGGCCGGCGTGAGGTAGTGCCGAGAGCTATCGCTGCGTCCAGTCCAGGCGGTTTGTGCAGTGGCACCATCGCCGACCGCGGCATTTACCGTGGCGATGCCGTAAGGGTTCCAGCCCTCCAGCGGGGTACGCAAAATCAGCTCCAACGGAATCGCGTAGCTGTTGCGGTAGGTTTGGCCATCGGCCACAAAGGACGCCACCTCAGGGCGGGTGTTGGACGCAACGAACAACGTCGGGTCGTTGTAACTACGCAGGCCCTTGGTGCGGCCGCTGGCGTTACGCTCGTGCCCATACCGGCGGTTGTAGTAAGCCGCGTTCAGCAGCTCGGCGCTGTCCCACTTGGTCAGCTTGGTCACCACGCCGCTGTCGGTGTACTGCTCGACTAAGTTCGCCCCGGCGCCGTTCAGCCCTGGAACCTTGGCCATCAGTTCATCGAGAAGGTCGATGGTTGGGGATTCGTTGTACGCGCCCCAGGTTGGATCGGCCGACAGCTCACGGTTGATACGCCACCGCTGACGGCGGCTTGTCGCCACCTGAGGCCCCGTCAGGTTTGCGTGCCAACGCTGTAACGGCAGATCGAGCGGGGTGACGAGTTTTTCAACGGGGTAATCCCCCACGCTGCCCACGTCTGCGACCGATATGCGGTAGCGCCAGGCCACGTACTGCGGCCGCCCGGTCTTGGAAACTTGCCGTACTGAGCCGGGGATGAACGATCCGTTTTCATTTCGGCCGCTATAGCCGGTGGCGCCCATCAACAGGGTGCGCGACAACAGGTCGCGATAGCCGTTGATTTCCTCCAGATGGCGGAAGCTTTCAAAGGTGTCGTTCACCTCGTCGGTCAACAGCTCCGGCCAGATTTCCAGCACCGAAAGGTTCCAGCGAAAATGTGGTCGGTAGTCGCGAATCCCGGTATCCCGCGCAGCGAAAGCGCGGAAGTATTCGCGCATTTCTGCGACCTTCGCCGGAACGTCAGCCGCCGCATTCACCGACGCGGGGGCCGCTGGTGGGGCAATGTCCACCATTGCCAGGTAGTTACCCGGAGCAGCGCTGCGCAGGCGGTAGTCGTTGTGCCGAGTCCTGACCATGTGGCCGTTGATCATGGCCGCGATTTCACCCAGTCCCGGAGTAGCCAGTAGGTTGGGATGGTTGTGCAGGTTGATGGCCGAATAGGCGCCGTCGAATGTGCGGTTGAATGACTCGGTCCCGGCAGAGCCGTATTGGCGACTGCCCAAAACCCCCGACTGGCCAAAGGTCCGGAAAATTTCCGCCAGGTATTCCGACTGGCTCGACTCGGCGACCCAGTCTGTTTCGATTAAATTGGTCAGCGGGTAGTTATGGGTTTTGCCTTCCGCATGTTCGGCCGACAGGTCCTTTTTGATGCTAGCCAATTCGACTTCGACAAACTCTTTCACCCAGGCACGGGTCGCCTGAATGACCGAACCGTCGAGCATCAACGTTACGTTGTCGGCATTGCTGGTGGTGAAGATGGTGCGAATGTTGATTTCGCGGCCGGCACCCGTGGCAATGAGCGGCTTGAATGACTCAGGGTATTTGCCGATGGCGTACAGAATGCCGGTGTCCGTCCAGACGGCAACCTCACGAATCCAGAAGCCACCGACGTTCTGAGGGATGATCGCTTCGACCACCAGCCAGGCTGTGTTCGTTTTGTCTTGATACAGGTTACTGAAGCTGCCTTCCCAGACCTTACGCTTCAAGGCGACTTGCGTATCGACTGGGTTGTAGGAGGCGCCGTTCCCGTCACCGACGCTCATCTTCACCAGCTTGATCGGCTTACCGGTGGCCTTGCACTCGGCTTCATATTGAATGCCGGCCTTGGTCAAAATCGTATAGAACTCTTGCGCTGCCATCACGCCTCCAACGGGTAGATAGTGGTCAATTCACCCGCGTCCACGGCGATGGACTGATAGGCCGGATCGGCCTGTTGTTCCAGCGCGGTGACGTGCAGGGGGTGGATAGTCGTTTGCTCGCCAGAATCACCGCCGACCGCCTCCCGGGAGGGATAGGCATGCTGTTCCAGCAAAGTGGGTTGAAGCGGGTAAAGCGTGGTCATTTCGCTGGTTAACGCGACGCTCGCCGCGTCCCGAGCCGTGCAGGTGAGCTCCAGCAACGTGACGTGCAACGGGTAGATCGTGGTGACCTCGCCCTCGACAACGCAGGCACCGAACCAGAGGGCGGCGGTGGTTTCCAAACCAAAGGCGAGGCGAGTCATGTGCCGACTGACCGGCTTGGCGTCATCAATGAGCCGGGTCAGCTCCTGGTACATTTCTTCGGTGATGCCGGTATCCAGAACCTCGACCTTCAGCGCGAAGGTGCCTGGCTCGCGCTCGGGCACGGTCTGCCACCATTCCTCCACGTCGATCAGGTAGCCCAGAGGCTCGACCACACGGCGCAGAGCACCGAGGGTGCCTTTGCGCACATGGATGTAGAACGACGCGCGGATGGCGGTGCGCTTGGCTGCCTCGGACCATCGAGGGTCCCAGCGGTCGACCGAGAAGGCCCATGCCAGGTAGGGCAGTAGGTGCTGCGGGCATAGGTCCGGGTTGTACAGCTGGCGCAAAGGAATTGGCACGCGCTGAATATCCGCCAAGGCTTGGGCGGCCTGGCGTTCAAGCGCGGTGACGTTCCGTGGGAGTAGAGCTTGGGCGGTCATCACTCAATCCCCAGGGATAAATCGATGTCGGTGCAGAAGGGGGCTTGGTAGGGAGTGGCAACGATGTCCTGCCAATCCTGCAGGACGACTTTGCGTACGCCTTCAACGTGAAGCGAGGCGTGCACGATAGATTCGGACACTTCGAGCCCGAGGCGACGACGTTGGCTTACGAACTTGAGCAAACTGGTCTTCGCCGCGGCAAGGGCAAGCTCGCCCTCGGGACCATTGCTCAGCATGTAGAGCTTGGCTTTCACCTGGTAGTTAATGATGTCGGCGCCCCGAACGGTCAGCCGATCGGCTAACGGGCGGCGATCCTCGTCACTCAGGTGCGTTTTGACCCTGGCCAGCAGCGCAGACGAGGCAGTACCGTCGCCGAGCAGCGATTGCACGATCACCACTACTGCGGCAGGTGCAGGGCTTTCAGCGGTTGCGTCAGCCACTTGGCCATCTGCCGAGCGAGCATGAAAGATGTAGCTGTTGCGCGAGCCTGCGGTGCTGAGTCCTTCCCAGGCCATTTGTGCACGCTCGCGAAGGCTGTCGTCACTCTCCATTACCCGAGGGATTGGCGGTATCGCGGTTGGTTTGGCTTCCTGAACGACCAAGCGTGCGACGTTGTAATTCGCCGCGATGTTTTCGAGGTCGGTGCCTTTGGCGAGGGCCAGCATGTTGGCAACGGACGCTTCATTCACACGCTGACGCCAGACAGTCTCGCGATAGGCGTTCTCCTGAAGCAGCTTGGTCAGCGGCTCCGACTCCAGCGCAAGGCGTGCAGCGATTTCGGCCTGTTCTTCGACTGGCCAGAGGCTGATAGCGTAGGCCTTGCGCTCGGCAAGGATCTGTTCGAAATCGATCTGTTCGACGATCTGCGGGGCCGGCAGCTGAGCCAGGTCGATGGCGGCAAAGGTACTCATACGCTGGCCCCCAGCTGCAACGGAACGCTAAGACTCAACGGCTCGTTGGTGTCGACACGGCTGCATTCGATGTCCATTACCGTTTGGCCTTGCAAAGTGGCTCCTAGGAACTGCACGCGGCTGAGGGTAATCCGGGGTTCCCAGCGCATCAGGGCCATGACGGTGGCGGCATAGACGCGCAGTCGGGTGACGTCATTGAACGGATGGTCGACCAGCTCCGGCAGA